ATTTGGAAGATGTTGAAGAAACTGATGAGATCGATGAAGAATTAGATGCAAAGTGGGAAAAAGAAGTCGAAAAATCAAAGAAACGAAAGAAAAAGTATAAAAAAGAAGAATTAAAGTTACCATATAATCCAGACATGGAAGCATCAGATCCACAAAGTTGGTCTGACAATCCAGAAGACTATATCAAATGAGTAATATTAATACAATACAAACAAACGCCTTCAAGTTCACTATTGATCGTGGAAACGATAATCTTGAGCTATTCTGTCAAGCAACTGGACTTCCGGGCGTGAAACTCAGTGTTCAGCCACAACCAACAATTCTTGGAATACAAATTCCTGTGGCCACGAACACATTTAGCTTTGATCCTTTAATTATTGAATTTTTGGTAGATGCAAATCTTAATAACTGGAAAAGCATTTATGATTGGATGAGAGAGATTGGAAATATGGAGAATGACACTAGTGGAACATATTATCAATCTTGGTCCACAACTGCTAGATTAACTCCTTTGACTCCTCAATTGTGCCCAATATCAGACCGAGTAATAACTTTTCATTATGTTGTTCCTGTTGAACTTGGAGCTCTTGGTTTTAAAGCTGACATAAATGATCCTACACCGATCAAGTGCAGAGTATCATTTGCATACTCTTATTATTCTTTTTAATTTTTTTATTTTCAAATGAAAAACCCTCGGGCTTTCGCCCGAGGGTTTTTTACCTGTCAACTACTGATTAAGCGCCGTAGGTGTTACCGTGTAAGCCCAGTACTCTGGTCAAGCGGTAGTATTGGTTAGCACCCAATTGAGTGTCCATGTTGGCTCCGTATGGGAGACCGTTATTGTCTAGGACGTATGGGTTAGCAACCATACCGTAACGAGTCTTGAACGCGATACGGGGCTGGAAGGTGCCGGGATCAATAGCTCTCATCATCTGGAGAGGAACGTATGGGCAGTAGAAAATACCTGCGTCATATGGTGATTCTCCCTTATAACCTACACACATGAAGTTGATGCCCAACTGTGCATATGGGTCAATGTAGACACGGAGTTTGCCGTTCAAAAGACCAGCAAAGGTGCTACCAGTATCATCAACTTGAAGTTGTGTATTTAGTGCGGGTGAGAGGTTGAGGAAGCCTGACATGGCGAGGGCGCTGGCGACATCGCTTGAAACGATGACGAAGTTACCCTTACCACGACGAGTCTCCTTGGCGATAGCATTGCACTCACGCTCAATCTGGAATACTAGACCACGGAATCTTTCAGCAGACCAACGACCGTCTGAATCAAGATCTAGGTTATAAGTACCAGCTGTGGTGATGTCAGACTGTTGTGAACCATCGCGAGCAACGTAATAAACGGTGCGAACGACTTCGCGGTTAATTTCAGCAAGAATTTCAGTGCTGAGAAGATTAGCGAGTTCAGCTTCTGCATCTAGACCGTGAACAGCCTTGAGGTCTTGAGCGAGTTCAACTGTGTAACCAGCGGCTAGAGCACGAGTCTGTGCTGCAACTGCTACACGGTCAATGGTGAAGGACATCTTCTGCATTGCATCGGTTGATGTTGCTGAAGCGTTATAATCCAAACCTTCACCCTTGGAGGTTAGAACTGCACGCATTGCATTAAGATTTGTTGCATTCTTAGCATTGCGGAAGTCACCAGCGGTTCTGCCGTATGGGTTTACGCCAATAGTGGATGGTGAAGTACCACCAGCTGCAGCAAAGCCAGCAGAGTTGCCGCTTGAACCTGAGAAGCGAGGATCTGGCTCTTGGAACATGGCTTCGTTTGATACACCAGTTGGTGAACCATCGGCATACTTAGCGCGCATGGCAAAGATAAGACCAGTTGGAGCGGTCATTGGCTGAACGCCGCAAATGTCATAAGCCATGAGGTTTGGCATAGCACGACGGACAAGGCTGATAAGAATTGGATCGTAGCCACGGATTCCGCCTTGGGCGGTTGTTGCTACTGGGGTAGAAATATCACTTCCTACTCCCATATTCTCGGTGAGGTACTGTTCGCGCATGGCCTGTTCTTGGTTTTCAAGAAGGACAGCGGTGACTTTTTTCTTCCATTCATCTCCGATTGCTGGAAGGGCCTCGTGATTTAGCACGGGATTCCATTTTTCGGAAAGAAGGTCATAAGGGGTTTCTTCTTTAAAGCTCATTTTGAGTATATCTCCTGTGTGTTGTTAAATTATTTAGTGAATTTTAAAGTTTCTTTGCCAGCCGGGTCAAGCTGTTTGCGTAGTTCTCTACTAGAGTTGTTGGTACGCTTGCAGGCTTGCTGAAGGTCAATTCCGGATCTGGCTGCTCAGGAACTGCGACTTTCGACCCAAGGTAGTGTTCCTTGAGTGTCAATAGTTTGGTCTTGTATTCGTCAGAAGTTGAGAACTCAATGTTCTCAATTAGTGAAGCTAGCTTTTCAACTTGAGTATCTGCAAGATCCTTTGTTTCAGCAACAAAGATTCCAGCACACTCAGTGATGAGAAGTTGCTTCTTGAGTTCGATGTTTTCGCGAAGTACGTCATTTAGATCGTTTTGAAGATTGCCAGCTTGTTCATAAAGGCCATCAAGAACGTTGTACTTCTCGGCGGGAACATCAATATAGTGCATTTCAAAGAGCTTCTTGAGGCCCGTGATGAAATTTTCTGCCAAGGTGGATTTGATTCCAGTTTCAACTGCAAGCTTGTTGTCTTGCATCCATTCCTCAACAACATAATCTAGATAATCATCAATTTTTTCTGTGAGGGTCATGGTAACTTCACCGAGTTTGGATTCAAACTCTTCCTGAAGTGTTGGTGCGATTTCTTCTGCAACAGCCTTTAGCTTTTGATCAACGGCTGCTTCAAAGAGGGTTTTGACTTGTACAAAGAATTCTTCTGATAGCTGAACATCTCCAGCCAAAGAACGAAGGCTTTGTTCGAATTCTACGGCTTCTTTCATTTCTTCTTCTTCTCCTTCTTCCTCTTCCTGTTCTTCTGGCTCTTCTTTTTGAGCCTGTTGAACTGGAGCAGCACTCATCGGAACAGTTCCTTTGGGTGCTAGAGTAGCTTGATTCATTTGGGCAGTTCCGGGTTGAGCAACAGGCTGAGGGATTACATTTGTGGCCCCATTAGCTGCCATTGCTCCCTTGCCAGTTACATCATGAACTGGATTGCCAACATTTTCCTTTATGATATTCATTAGGTATTCTTGTTTCAGTTTGTCGCTCATTTGTGCATCCTTTATGCTTTATTATTTAGGTTAAATTTTTTTTTATTTTTAATATATCCAACTGTTAATTACCCACCATTATCAGACTCTTATCAGTATATTTTTTATAGTGGTTAAAAGATCGTCTTTGGGGTGCATAGATGGTGTCTTCACACCCAAATTTTTGTAATAATTGTCAACATTAGTCATGCTTCTAACAGCAGTCTGTTGACGACGAACTTCTTCTTTTGCCTTTTCGGGAGCACTAATTACATCAGCTAGTCCTCTACCGATCAATGCTCCGGCGACACCACCAGCACCAACCATGGCTCTGTATGGTCCGGTAGTTAGTGCAGCAATTCCTACAGGAAGTTTACCATATCCTTCTTTGCCCATTACCGAAGGATCAATGAGAGTGGATTTTGCTGGACCTTCTCCGGCCTTCATTGGGCCTTCATCAACTTCGCCAGATTCTTCTTTTCTCTTTTTTTGCTTTTCAGCAGCTTTATCCTGCATTGCACTAACAACTGGAGAAGGTGGTCCAAAGGGTTCAGAACCCTGACCGAAGCCACCAGCTTCAGCAATATAAGAAAGCATTTTTAAAGAAGATTTGTTCATATATTATTTAAAAAGTGCTTGAATACCTTTATCATATTTTCTTCAAGTTTTCGTGGAGAACTTTTCTTGATGATATTATGATAATTTTCAATTTCTCTTGCTTTCAAAATTCCGTTGTCCCAAACCCATTCTTTTCCTTCCATGATTCCATTTACGAAAGCATTTGGAGCTGAAGGGTCCGCTACAATGTCAATTGCAGCAAGCATAAAGTCCTCTTGGACTTCTTGATAACCATTCTTTGCTCTCAGTGATCCCATACCTCTGCTGGAAACACCAAGATTTGCACCTTCATTGATCAAGTTTTTAACAATCTCTCCCATTGGTGTGCTGAGAATCTTGGCACGACCGATCACATCTTTGCCAGACTCATTCAAGCTTTTTACCATGTGAGATACACGATCAAGGTTTACTGTTGGGCCAGATGGGTGGTTTAACTCACCCAAAGCTCTTCCTTTTTCAACATATTCCTTGATATAACGCTTGCACTCTTTGATCAATGTTGGTGTGGGGTATACGCGACCATTGCGGTTTTTTACTTCGCTCTGAAGAAAAACACCTTCAATGTAATAATCCTTACCACCGTTTCCGTTGTCTTCTTTAATGTACTTTACTTCTTCTACGAGTTCGGTGATAAGTTTCATGTTCAGTAGGCTCCGTAGCTGTGTTTTACTTTGTCGCCGCCTGTTTGTTTAGCCTTTGGAGTCTCTTCGGAAACCTCGGGCTGTTCTTCGGTTTCTTCGGTATCTTCTGCCGCAGTTACTTCTTCTCCAGCTTCTTCAGCCTCTGAAAGACGGAAGAGCCCAGAAGCTGCATTCTTATACTCGCTGTCTAAACGAACAGAAAGTTTTTCAAGAAGAACCTTGTTTACAATCTGACGAAAATCAACAGCATTTTCGTTTACGATTGATTCGATTAATTTAGTTTTTTCGGTCATGTAAGTAATCCTTTAGTATTTTTTGCAAACTTAATTGTCTCTCTCAAAAAATTCGGTGTTTCAAAAATATTTTTTGCTAAGTGCTTTTGATTTTTATCATTTAACTGATCAAATAAAAGCTTAAGCGGAGCTATTTCTGATTCTGAAATATTTATAATTGAACCATTTTTAAATTCAATTTTTGCCTTTTTATTTTTATTAAGTTCAGTTAAAAGATTTATTAATTTTTTAATATCTTCATTTTCATTTACACTTTTGTTCAATAACGATGTTGTCAAATTTTCAAAAATTTTAATAGATATGCTTTTGCATAGATCTTCTTTTCTGGTACTCAATTCTTGTTTTAGTCCAGCAAAAAATAGATCTTCTTCCCCCTCCATCAAATTTTCAACTAATTTATGAACTCTTTGTGGGCTCATCATTGTGGTGGAGCTCCCTCTTCGGGCGGCAATGCCATGCCCATAGAACCTTGCTGCTGGGCAAGCAATGCTTGTTCAGCTTGAGCTTTCATCTGTTCTTCCTTTATTTCAGATTGAATTTTATTCAATTCTTCATCTGAGAAGTTCATGATTCTTTGTTGAATATACTTGGCAGAGAAATACTTTCCGACATAACTTTCTGCCAAACCTGCCATCTTCAATCTTTCTGCTAAAATTTCTGCTTCTTTTAGATCCCAGAAATAATTGTCGGTGTTGAACTTAAATTGGAAATAATACTTAATTGAGTTCCAATCATCCTCAGTCATTGTTCCGGTAAGTAGCAATTCAACTCTCAAAAGATGCAAAAAAATTTGACTGAATTGGTGGCGAAGTCTTTCTATAAATTTATAGAATTTTAGTTCTTCTCTGCTAATTTCAGTGGTGCGACCCATGTTGAAGCCGCTATTTGAATCTAAACGACTAATAGGTACGTTTAGCGCCGAGTACAATTTCTTTTGGAAGTACTGGACGTCTTCGATTTGCGACATTGCTTGGCCCCCCGGCAGCACGCTGATTTCTGTACCACGGGAGCCTTCTCTACGGGGAATCCAATAATCTTCAAGAATCGATAAATGATTTTTATCATCTTTAATTTCTCCAGTTGATTGATTGTATACAATTTTATTTCTGAAACGAGACATCATGTCTCTCAAATATTGTTCAGCTTTTTGTTTAGGAAGCTGACCAACGTCAACATAAAACGCTCTTCTTTCAGGTGCTCTGGCAACACGATAAACCATTAGAGCATCTTCAAGCTGCCTTAACATGTTTACTGGACGAATTGCTTTATGCAAATATCCAATTACTCGTTTTGTGTTAAGATCAATGATTCCGGAATGTACATAAGAAATAGCGTCTTTTGATATACGTATTCCTTGTTGTGGAGTCATTAAATATGAATCTCTATCGCTGTTTGAATATAGATAAAATTCTTCTATATTTTTAATAAGAGATACCATACCTGTTTCAAGACTGGCTGGTTGTTTTTCAATGTTTTTTATTTTTTTAGTCTTTAATGGGTCAAGAGGAATTAATTCTTGAATTCCATCTTTTGGATTTTTTTCATCAATCGCAATGTAGTAAAACAACTTTCCATCAACATACCATCTACGATAAATTTCATATGCCTTTGAGCTAAAATCCAATAATTTTAAAATACGTTCGTAGCTGCTTATAACTTTTTTCTTAACAGAATCAGACAATGGAACTTCTGAAAGATCAATTTTAATTGGTTTTCTATCTGTTCCCCATACTATAGAAGCATTTACAATTTCATCTATCGCTGCATCCACTTCTGGATACAAAGACATATTTCGGTATTGAATAATAT